CTGCTTTTTGAAATCGGAATCCATACAGGGCTGCGGATCAGCGACCTGATCAGGCTGAAAAAGAAAAACGTCTGCGGTGAATGGATTGACATGATAGAGAAGAAGACCGGCAAGGTCACGCGGATCCCGCTGGACGTGACAATTCGGACAATCATCCAGGACCGATGCAGAAACATGGATCCGGATGATCTTCTTTTCCCATCAAGAATGAGAAGGGGCGATGGATCGCAATGCCCGATTACGCGCCTGACGGCATACAATGATATCCAGGCCATAGCAAAGCGGTTCAACCTGGGCGACCGGATCGGATGTCATACGCTGCGGAAGACGTTCGGATACTGGCATTACAAACAAAACCACGACCTGGAACTGCTGCGGCAGTGGTTCAATCATGCAAGTCAATCTGTGACTTTGCGTTATATCGGGATGGACGATGATGAAAAGCGCAAAAGCGTGCAGGGATTCAATCCGGGCGGAATGGTTTATCAACCGCGTGAATCAATAAGACGCGGACGGCCTGATCAGGTTTCCGAGCATCTGGAAATAAATCGCCTGGATCGCGCAAAGCAGGGGAAAATACTGGGACAGCGGGCGCAGGAAGCCAGGAAAAAACGAATTTGATGTATCATACATTGCAATATCAAACCAGAAAAGTTATGATAGAGTAAACAAAGGTTTCAAAGGGACACGGCGAGAGGACGGCCGCGTCCTTTTTGTTTGCATTGTTTGGTCGCGCGGATCGTCCTCCCGCGTGGGGAACGCAGCTGCGCGATGGCTGCCGGGGCGGGTTTTAATCGCATGAACAAATCACCAATCATTGAATCCTTTTACACATCAAGAGCGTGGCGAACGTGCCGCACTTCTTTTGTGAAATCAAAAGGTGGAATGTGTGAAGAGTGCTGGAAGCGCGGGATCATAGAAACCGGATCACCGGACCGGCCGCTGGAAGTGCATCACCGGATTCCGCTGACAGATCAGAACATCAGGAATCCGGCAATCTGTTACAGCTGGGACAACCTGGAACTGCTGTGCAAGGATTGCCACGACAAAAAGAAACAGAAACAGCCGAAACGGTGGAAGGTGGATCCGGAAGGCCGGGTCCGGATTTGATACCTCCCCCCTGGTCAAGGCCGCGCACGAGGGGCGGACAGGGCCGGAGTGAAGGTCAAAAAAGCGCGCCAAGGGAAAACATGGGCGCAGGGACACGCGCACCCGCGCGAGATGGGCCGATTTTTAAGGGACATCAATCGAATTTAAGCATAGAAGGCGGGATTTTGATGGCAGGTAAGAGGACGACCGCCGCCAAATCCGAAAAAACCGCGGCGCTGCTGAACGCTGCGGGGGCAAAGGCGGCAAAAATCAGGTCAGGGATGGACGCGGAAGCGGTGCTGGCTGCGGGATCTGCAGGGATGGACGCGGAAGCGGTGCTGGCTGCGGAATCTGATCCGGTACCGGAGAAAAAGGCGAAGGTTTCCCGGATCAGGACGAAAAAAGAGGTGCCGGAAGAACTGGACCGGTCAGCCAGCGCGGAAAGCATTTTCCGGAAACTGATCGAATTCGGTCAGAAATTCAACGTGGACAACGACAACGATTTCCGGGAAGCGGTTCGCAATTACGCGGAAGAAAGCGTCCTGATCATTAAGATGCGGAACCAGGTTGACCAGGACGGCCTGACCACCTGGAAAAGCTACAAAACCGGTGATCAGATGGTTGCGCATCCGCTGATCCAGGAAATCAGCCGGCACGTTGACTGCGCGAACCGGACGCTGTCGACGATCAGCGACATTCTGAAGAATCGCGGTGCAAAGCGGGAGGAAACCGGCGAGGACCTGGACCGTTTCCGGATGTTTGCGCATGGGTGACGAAAACGCGATTCTGACATACTACCAGGCCATCCAGGACGGATCGGAAAATGTCGGTAAATGGATCCGGCTGCTGTACGAAATGATCCTGGACGGGCTGCAGGATAAAAGCTGGTTCTATGATTCCGTCAGGGCATGGAATGCCATCCGGTTCATGCAAAGATACTGCCACCACAACAAAGGTCCGCTGGCACCGCAGCGGATCGTTTTCGACCTGTGGCAGCGGGCCAGCCTGTCGCTGATTTTCGGCATTGTCGACGGCGACGGAAAAAGACAGTGGACGGAAGTGCTGTGGGAGATCGGCCGGAAAATGGGAAAATCTCTTATTTCCGGAGGGATCGGGAATTATTTCGCCTATGCAGCCGGGGAATTCGGGAGCGAGATCTATTATTTGGCGCCAAAGATTGACCAGGCGGATTTGTGCTTCAGCGCTTTCGAATTCAACGTGAACGCGGAACCGGAACTGCTGAAGCGGACAAAAAGCACGAAATACCGCGGGTTGGTGATTGCCGAATCGAACACGACCGTCAAAAAACTGCCGTTTTCGGATCGGAAGTCTGATGGCTATAACCCGATGTTTTACTGCGCCGACGAGGTGGCCAGCTGGGTCGGCGAACGTGGATTGAAGCAGTGGGAAGTCATGGTTTCCGGTACCGGCGCGCGGGATGAACCGCTGGGCCTGGCCATTTCATCCGGCGGATACGTGACGGGCGGCATTTTCGACGAGTTTGAAAAGCGGGGAACGGCAGTGCTAAAAGGCACCAGCCGGGAAAAGCATTTCCTGCCCATCATGTACAAGATTGACGATCCGGAAAAATGGGACGACATCAACGAACTACGAAAAAGTCTGCCTGGTCTGGGTAAAAACGTCAAAGTGAAATTTATCCTGGATCAGATTGACATTGCCAGGGAAAGCATCAGCAAAAAGAACGAATTCCTGACAAAGTTCTGCAATCTGAAGCAGAACGCCAGCACGGCGTGGTTTGACGCGAAGCTGGTTTCCGGGATGTTCGGGAACCATTTCACACTTGAGGATTACCGCGGAACTTACTGCTTATGCGGCCTGGATTTGAGTCAAACGACGGATCTTTCCAGCAGCTGCGCCGTCATCCAGCGGGACGGGATTCTGTGGGTATTTTCACATTTCTGGCTGCCGGGGGAGAAACTGCAGGAAGCCACAGACCGGGACGGGATCCCATACGAGGCGATGATCCGGCGGGGATTCCTTTCCCTGTCCGGGGATAACTTTGTGGATTATCACGACGTATACCAGTGGTTCGTGGACCTGATCGAAAAATATCAGATCTATCCGCTGCAGATCGGATATGACCGGTATTCGTCCCAGTACCTGTGCCAGGAACTGTCCCAGTACGGTTTCCACGTTGAAAGCGTGTTTCAAGGATTCAACCTGTCTGGTATTGAGGACAACCTTGAAGGTCTTATGCGGAACGGGGAAATCAAATGCGCGGACGATAACGACCTGCTGAAGATCCATTTTATGGACGCGGCGCAGCAGATGGAAAGCAATACCAGCGTGCATCCGCGGAAAAAGCTGGTCAAGATCAGCAAAAACGCCCACGTCGACGGCGTGGCCGCGATCCTGGACGCTTTGTGCATGCGGCAAAATCACTGGACGGAACTGGGCGAACAGCTGAAGAACGAACGGACGGATGACGACTGAAATTTCCATCAGGTGGAAATTTGACGGGTACCGGAGGGACCCGGAGCGGAACGAAATTTCCATCAGGTGGAAATTTGACAGGCGCACGGTGCGGGTACCGGCCAGGATCAGCTGATGGCAGCGGGATCCGGAAGGTATGAAATTTCCACCGGATGGAAATTTGCCGGCAGACGGAAATCAATATTTTGTGGTGAACGTCAGCTGGTACCGGCGGATTGATATACAAGATATAGGAATGACGGAGGACAGGATCATGGCTGGATTCTTTGAAAAAATTTTCGGGGCGAAAAAAGAAACACCGCGACGGGCAGCGACGGAAGTATTCCAGTTTTTGCGGGGATACACTCCTGTGTTTACGGATTTCGCCGGGGAAGTCTACGAAAGCGACATGATCCGCGCGGCGCTGGATGCCTACGGACGGCACATGCAGAAGCTGCAGGTCAACATCCAGGGCAGCGCAAAGGAAAATTTGCGGAACAGGCTGCGGATCCAGCCGAACGCCTGGCAGACGTGGCCACAGTTCCTTTACCGGCATTCGACGATCCTGCTGGCCCGGAATACCTGTTTCACCGTTCCGGTTCGCGGGGAATATGACGAAATCAACGGCATCATCGATATCGTTCCGGAGAAATGGGAACTGGTCAGCTACCAGGACGAACCATGGCTGCGGTTTTATTTCGACAAGGGAAAGCGCAGCGCGGTCAGCCTGTGGGAAGTCGGCATCCAGACGCGGTTCCAGTTCAAAAACGAACTTTTCGGAACGGACAACGACGCGCTGCGTTCCACGCTGGACCTGATTGAAATGCAGAAACAGGGCATCAAGGAAGGAATCAAAAACGGCGCGACCTTCCGGTTTTACGCGACGCATAACAACTTTGTCCAGGACAAAGACCTGGAAAAAGAGCGGAAACGTTTTGACGAAATGAATTTCCGGGCGGACAAAGGCGGTGGCGGACTGCTGCTGTTCCCGAATACCTACAAGGACATCCATCAGGCGGAAAACAAGCCATTCCTGCCGGATGCCGACCAGCAGAAGCAGATTAAGGAAAACGTCTACGATTATTTTGCCGTTAACGAAGACGTGATCCAGAACGCGGCTTTCGGGGACAAGTGGCTGGCCTTTTATGAAGGCGCCATCGAACCGATGGCCATCGGATGCTTTTTTCAGAGCGGGAGAGGCAATACGGGAACCAGATCTTTTTCACGGCGAACCGGCTGCAGTACATGTCCAACGCGGACAAGCTGAAGGCCATCCAGACGTTCGCGGACCGTGGACTGATGACAAGGAACGAACTGCGGGAGATCGCCAACCTGGCACCGCTGCCGGAACCCTACGGAAGCCAGATTCCGGCCCGCGGGGAATATTACAACGTCAACGAAACCGCGCCGGCAGACGGCGGCGACGAATAAGGAGGGACAGAACATGCCTGCAAAAGTGAATGAAAGGGAATACCGGCAAATTAATTTCGGACAGATCGAGATCCGGGAAATGGATGACGGGAAAAAGATCGTGGAAGGATACGCCACGACTTTCGACCAGGAATACACGCTTTACAGTGTCGGGGACTATGAACTGCGCG